TCAAGGTAGTGGTGCTGACATGTGTAAATCTGCACTTATTATGGTTCGTGACTATATTTATGATAACAAATTACCCGTTAAACTAGTGATGACAGTTCATGATCAAATTGACACTATAGTACACGAGAGTTATAAAGACGAGTGGTGTGCTAAACTTCAAGAGCTTATGGAACAATCAACATTAGATATTATACCATCAGGGCTACTAAAAGCAGAAACAGAAATATCAACAGTATGGAAAAAGTAAAAGACACAGCAGGAAATGAGTTAAATCCAGGTGATCATGTTGTAATACAAGGATGGAGAGGATTAGAGGTAGCTAAAATAAGAAGATTTACATCATCATGTATGTTATGTGATTACACATTTGTACATCATAATGGAACTCGAGTACCAAGTAGGTTACAACCTTATTTACCTAATCATCCTCATACAGCAATTAATGGCAAGTATCCTGATAGAATGATTAAAGTACTTAAAATAACTCAACAGCAGTATGACAACTTCCAGCAGAACCTCTAGGCAAATAGAGATAGTTCAAAAGTTTGCTGATAACAAAGGTAGAGGTACATTACTAGCAGCTACAGGTTTCGGTAAGACTTACACAGCAATCATGGTTATACTACGATTGCTTAAGTCTAGACCAAACGCTAAAGTTATAGTTATTGTGCCAACTATTAATCTTAAAAATCAGTGGAATAAAGGACTAATTAGACACAAAGTAGCTAAAAACTGCGAAGTAATAGTAATTAACACAGCGTATAAAAATACATACAAGTGTGATTTACTAATTTGCGACGAACTGCATTCTTACGGTGCAGAACAATTCATTAAGGTATTTGAAACAGTATCTTATGAATTTATTTTTGGTTTAACAGCTACTATTGAGCGTGCAGATGGTATGCATGAAGTACTTTTAGAATATGCACCTGTAATTGACAGTGTACCTATAGAAGAATGCCATGAAAATGGCTGGGTTAGTAATTACTTAGTGTATAATCTAGAAGTTCCTATGCTAGATGACGAGAAAGTAGAGTATAAAAAAGCTAATAATAAGTTTAAATACGCAGCATCTCGTATTGGTTTTGGAGGTGCAGATTCTTTTAAGAATGCACAGATGCTATTAAAAGATAGCAATGCATCCCCTGAAGCTAGAGGTATGGCTGCTATTTATTATAGCTCTATGCGTAAACGTGGAGATATATGTAAGAACTCTAAAGCTAAAATACCTGTTATTAAGCAATTGTTGGAAAAGTTTAAAGACCGTAAAGCATTATTATTTAGTGCATCTACAGACTTTGCAGATGAAGTACAAGAAGAGCTTGGTGATATATGTCTTAGTTTTCATAGTAAACGTACTAAGAAAGATCAAGCAATGATACTTAAGAAGTTTAAGGACAACAGAACTAAACAGCGTGTAATAAGCTCAGTAAAAGCTTTAAACGCAGGTTTTGATGTTCCTGATTGCTCATTAGGTATTGTGGCTGCAGGTAATTCTCGTAAACTAGATAACATACAGCGTACAGGTCGTATCATTAGATATGTGCCAGGTAAAACAGCTGTAATTATTAATCTCTATGCACCTGACACACAAGAGGTATCTTGGCTTAACAAAAGACAAGAAGGACAAGATGTGAGATGGGTGAGCAGTGTAGAAGAAATAACAGTGTAATAAATTAGGTAAGAGAAGTGAGTACACTCTTTTAAGACCGTGATTCCAGGCGATACTGCCAAACCACATGTGCGCCTATTTTATTATTATGCTAAATTGTACCCCAACGGGTATAAAATGACTTGATAAGTGGCTAATTATACCCTAACGGGTGTAATATCGCATACATGAGCCGAATAGAAAGACTAATTGGCTCAGAACTAAAAACTAAATTATGGTAACACAATTAGCATTAGGTATAGTATGCCTAGTAAGTCTGTACATAGTATGGATGATGATTAAAACAAAAAAAATAAAAGATGTGCATATAAATGCAACAGCTTATAACCTAAAAAAACAAAAAAACAATGGCTCTAACGCAGGAAGAAAAAATAAACACAATAGTAGAAGTACTGGAAAAGCACAACAAGGTGCACGAAAACATGGAAAATCAGCTAAAACTAATAGCAGACTTTCTAAACACGACAGCAGAACAAGTAGTGAAGATTAAAAAACAATTGCGTGATACTACAGAAAGTAACGCGTAAATCAATGTTGATAAGACCATCAGGTCGTAGCACAGATTTTATATCCCCCTCATTTGGCTACGGTTGTTTATACAATTGCTCATATTGTTACATGAAACGACACAAACCTGATGGTCTATCAATATCTACAAACACAGGCGACATACTTACAGCAATAAATAACCACGCATACTTTACACCTGTAGAGAAACCTAATCAAACGCACGCAGACTATACTACCTACGACATTAGTTGTAACGAAGACTTTGCACTGCATGCTAAACATCATGATTGGGAGAATATCTTTGAATTCTTTAGAGATCATCCTGTTGCGATGGGTGCATTTGCCACTAAGTATGTTAATCCTAATCTAATTAACTTTGATCCGCAAGGTAAAATACGTATTAGATTTAGTTTAATGCCACAGCACATGTCTGACATTCACGAGCCTAACACATCTAAGATTATTGATAGAATTAAAGCTATCGATGCATTTATAGATGCAGGGTATGATGTCCATGTGAACTTTAGCCCAGTTATTATAGAAGATAATTGGCTAGAGGATTATAGATACTTGTTTAATATGATGAACGATTACGTTGATTATAAAAATCAAGTACATGCAGAAGTAATATTTTTAACTCACAATGAAAAGAAACATGAAGAGAATTTAAAGAAACACCCTGAAACAGAGTTAGATCTCTGGAACCCAGCTATACAAGAAGAGAAAGTCTCGCAGTATGGTGGAACCAATATAAGGTATGCTCGACACTTAAAGCCTCTATACATAGATGCATTTAAAGCAGTGCACGAAAAAACAATACCTTGGAACACAATCAGATACATATTTTAATATGCCTAGTAAAGACTATTTAGATTACAATCCTCTTATACCAAAAGTTAAGAAGAAAGTTAAAGTAAAAAAAGTTAAAGAAAACATAGTAACAAAAAATATATTTGAACTAGTGTTTGGCTTTGGCTATCCTAAAACATATAACACACCAAGTGTTATGCGAACTTATAAACACCCTAAAACAGACGGAAGTAATGGCAAAATTAGTAGATTTCGCTGATCTCAGCATGATAGCAGTACCTGAGCGTACTGAGACTTACATACCAGTGAGTCACCAAGAATTAGTAACAAGAGTAAAGAAAGCAGGAATGCTTCACTACGGTAGACAACCTATTAAAACAACGTTAGAAACAAACCAAAGAGGACAACAATTGTTTGGCTCTATGGTATTTCCAAGCGATACTAAAGGTTCTGACATCTCAGTAGGATTTCGTAATTCATACGACAAAACATTACCAATAGGCTTATGTGCAGGCTCACAAATTACAGTGTGCTCTAATTTAATGTTTGTAGGTGATATTGTAAAACTACGTAAACACACTCAGAATATTGAGGAAGACATGGATGCATTAATTGCAGAATTGTTTACACAAACTGATAAATTACACGGTAAAGCACAAGAAGATGCTAGTTATATGCACGACATACAACTTAGTAATGAGCAAGTAGGTGATTACTTTGGTCAATTGTTCGTAAATCAGAACGTTTTGAATGGCGCACAACTTAAGACAGCTACTAAAGAGTGGTTCGAGTCTCAAGTATTTAAGTCTAGAAACCTATGGTCTGCCTACAATGCGTGTACTGAAGCACTTAAAACTTCACATCCATCAAATGCTTTGGAAAATTACACTAAATTACATACATTTACAGAGGATTATATCCTAAATGAGTATAAAGCACATTTTAATGAGCAAATGATTGAAATGGAAGGGTACACTTCAGCGCACCCTATGTAAATAATGTAATATGAAAGACAGTCCTTACAAAGGAAAGAAGTTAGAATTTAATGAAATATGGCACTTAATGCAAGTGTTAAAATTTTATTATGACGACATTAT